AAGAGCTTTAATACCTAGTGCAACTTCAAACTTAGCGGCACCAAGTCCAAATATTATATCTGGAGGAGGCGGAGGAGATTTCTCAGCTTTTGCGGCAAAGGGCGCAGCATACAACCAAGGGAAGCAATTCTTCGCCAGCGGCGGAGTAGTAAATAGAACTACTGCTTTCGGTATGGCCGGAGGTAAGACAGGTATCATGGGCGAAGCAGGGCCAGAGGCAATTCTACCACTATCTCGCGGTAAAGATGGCTCGCTAGGCGTATCGGCCCAGCCATCTAATGTAGTAGTTAACGTAATAAATAGCTCTGACTCTCAAGCTGAAGTAAAAGAAACTACTAATGCCGACGGCGGTAGGCAAATTGATGTAATGATAACAGCTAAAATTAAACAAACTTTTGCATCGGGTGCTATGGATAAGCAAATGCAATCCCAGTACGGACTTAATAGGCGAGGTAACTAATGGCACAAGTATGGCCAGTAACACTTCAAGATAGATTAAACGAAGAAAGCTTTGGCATTGATAAAGGTGATACCCTTATTCGCTCTGATATGGACGTTGGGCCTCAAAAGGTTAGAAGACGTTTTACTAAAGGTATCGATACTATTTCCGGCTCGATAACCTTAACTACGGCGCAGTACAGTATATTTGAAAGTTTCTACGACACTACTTTAAACGGCGGTGCATTAACATTTGAATACAATCATCCCGTGACAGAAGTATTAACTGAGTTTAGATTTAAAGGTGCGCCTCAATATAAATCAATTGGCGGAGGCAACTACGTTGCGTCCTTCGCTTGGGAGATAGTACCTTGAGTAACAACTTAAGCCCTGCTTTAATAGCTCAACTATACGGCCAGATAAGCAGTGACCCGCTATTAATATTGCTGACTCTAACTCACGACAGTTTCGGCTCGCCAATTAGGCTAGTGAGAAATACTGAAGATGTAGTTAGCCGCGGCGAGACTTTCATGACATTCCCTTTTCAAATTAAATTGCCAGCCGACGACGGCGAAAGTAATAGAGAAGTAAACATCGAGTTCGATAACGTATCTCAAGAATTAATAGACGAGCTTAGAACAGTCGTCGACCCTATTTCAGTGCTAGTTGAACTAGTACTAGCTAGCGATCCAGATTTTGTACAGACAGATGTAAAAGATTTAAAGCTACGCAATATCCGATATAACGCTCAAACAATTAACGCGACGCTATTTATGGATAGTTTCCTTAATGTCCCGCTTACCAGCGAGAAATATACTCCAAGAATTTTCCCCGGAATATTCTAATGAACTACTCAAGTTTAGTAGGGGTGCCATACAAAAATATGGATTGCTGGGAGATAGTTCGCCAGTTTTATGCGATAGAATTTGGGATTGAATTGCCTGTACTTTACTTAGAAGTGCCAGAGAATAGAGACATGGTAGAGAAAATTGTCTACGATGTTAAAAAGGACTTCTGTGAAGTGACAGGCCCTAGAAAGTTTGGGGATATACTTCTTCTAAAACTTTTTGGCGTAGAGTGTCATGTAGGGGTTTACTTAGGCAATGGTCAGATACTACATACTACTAACCATAGTGGTTGTGTGGTTGACAGGTTTTCTAGATGGGAAAAATTAACAGTAGCTACTTATAGAGTGAGAGATAGCAAATGATTATTTTAAGAAAGAATGCGTTTTCTGACGCTAGCATGGAAATAGAATCAATTGTAAATGAGACGATACTAGAGTCGGTTAAGCGGACTCTGGCCATTGCTGGCTACAGCGAGGACGAGAGAATACTTGAAATGTTTCAAGTCCTAATTAACGGCGAGAAGCTTGACCGCGAACTATGGGAAATGGTTGTAGTCAAAGAAGGCGACAGGATATTAATAGCTCCAGAACTTAAGCGAGGAGAAGGGGCACAGACACTAAAGACGATAGCTTTAATTGCAGCGGCCGTAGTACTTGCTCCGACCATAATTGGTGCCGCAGGCGCTACTGGTATTGGAGCTGCGGCCATCAATGCTGGCGTACTTATTGGATCTGGCCTAATACTAAACGCTTTAATCCCTCCTCCAGAGGTAAATCAATCTGGGACAAAAGGGCCTAAAGATGCCCAGATGTACTCGATCACATCCCAGCAAAATGGTTTTAATAAGTGGGGGTATGTGCCCAAAGTATACGGCCGTCACAGAATGTTCCCGACTATAGCTGCTACACCTTACACGGAAATAGAAGCTGACCCTGAGACTAAAGAGCTTGTGCAAGTTTATTACGCCATTTACGATTTTGGATTAGGCCCAGCTACAGTAGATACTATTAGAATTGGCAACACTCCAATAGGAGAATTCCAGGATGCCGACTTCAGGTTAGTCGACTTGAACAAGCCAGCGGTAGATGAAGGTATTTGGGACGAAGTACTAGAAGATGATTTTGAATTTTATAAAGGTGACGTAGAGCGAGTTAACGTAGGAATACCTTTAAATGGCAATCAAGAAGACGGCGATCCAGTTGAAGAGTGGCAGCTAATTAGATTCGCTTCTGAGCCTGGAGAGGATGTAAAGCAAGAGATAACTTTAGACTTTGCGCTACCCAGCGGCTTGATAGCCTATAGATCTGACGGAGGCGCAGTGACCCGCCTCATAGAGCTTAAAGTACAATTTAGTAAGGCCGACGAGGATGTCTGGAGAAACTTTAATGACCTAGGGTACGTTAGCAAATTCAAAACAACCGGGGGGGCTACTGGCAGCGATTTAAATCTCCTACGGGATAAGGATTTCAATTTATCTCCTTTTGATACCGATAACTATACCATTTTGTCAGTAGAGTTTGCAGGCTGGAACGTGTATGACGGCGGCACTGCAATGGAACTAGTGACCTTTGGGTTAAAGAAAGGTGCTACCTACATTGACGCACCTTCAGGACAAGCGGCCGTTAATAATTTTCTAACATTCAACGACAAGGTATTAGGCCAAATAGTATCTATATCCGCCAGTCCTATTCCAGGTGCTTCTAGATACAACCTACTATCGCCACTTAAGAAAAGCCATCAACTATACATTTGGAGTAGAGAGGCAAACTTAAGTGGCGGGCCGCCAGGGCCGTATGTAGAACTTCTAAACAATTGGTACACTCCGACAGGCGTACCTATGCGAGTGAAAATAAGCTCATCAGGTCAGTTTAACCTATCAGGTAAACAAACAGGCCAAAAATACGCCACAATAAAATTCTCTCCTAGGGAATTTAGCGACTATAAAGTAAGAGTAACTAGAATAAGAAGCTCATCAAGCTCCAATAAATCAGTCCAAGATGGCCTGGTGTGGTCAGCCATCACAACTAGATTCGACAGAAAGCCTATCCTAACCGAAAAGCGCCACTTATTTTTAGAGCTTAGAATTAGGGCCACCAATCAATTGAACGGCTCAATACAGGATCTATCTGGAGAAGTTAGCTCAGTGCTAGATGTTTATGATCCAGATACAGAGACTTGGTCTAAGCAAATATCGGGCAATCCAGCTTGGGTGTTTGCGGACTTATTAACAGGTATAATTAATACCAGGGCACTGGATAAGAGTAGATTAGACGTAGACTCGCTAGTTGAGTGGGCAGAATTTTGTGATGAATTACCTACGGCCCCGCCAAGTCAAACTTTTAACTCTAGCCGCTTCATAAGCAATTTCGTACTAGATTACGATGCTACATTGCAGACTGTTTTAGATAGTGTTTCAAACTCAGCTCAGGCCAGCTTAAACATTGTTGACGGCAAGTACGGCGTACTCCTAGATAAACTTAGAACTACGCCAGTGCAAATATTCACACCTAGAAATAGCTGGGGATTTTCCTCTAGCCGTAACTACACTGACCAGCCACATGCTATCAGAGTTAGTTATGTAGATCCATTTTCCAAGTGGGATCAAAATGAAGTAATAGTTTACGCTGACGGCTATGACATAAATACGGCCCTACCAGATAAGATACAAGAGTTAAAAACTTTTGGCTGCACTAACAGCGAGCAAGCATGGCGCTATGGCCGCTATATGCTGGCACAAGCTGTATTAAGACAAGAGAATATTAGCATCAATACCGACTTTGAGTACTTAGTTTGTACTCGCGGAGACTATGTCCAGATAACTCAAGACGTAATGAAAGTTGGCGGCCGGCCAGCTAGAGTTAAGACTGTATCAGGCAATCAAATTACTATCGACGATGCGCTAGATACTATTCCAGTTGGATATGGCTACACCTTTAGAAATCCTACTTCAGGTATCTATACTTCCACTTTAACAGTTATCAATTCTGATACTTTTGATCTCGACGGAACTATGCCCGCTGTAGGGGACTTAATTATAATTGGGCCAGTAGGCAGTATTACTTTTGACTGTATCGTCAAAGCTATTATCCCTCAAGACGACTTAACGGCCACAATTACGCTAGTGGAAAAAGCAGATGCTATCTACGACGCAGAGTCAACGGACACTTTACCAGCTTATTCACCTAACTTAAATTTAAATACTGATACAGATCTAGCAGCTCCTCCGGCCATTGAAGACTTTATAGTAACTGACAATGACTGGAGAGTAGTCGGCAATACTTACCAACACTACATAGGTCTAGATTGGGAATTACCTACAGGCGCGGCCTTCGAGACTTTCGAGATTTATGTTGACTCTGGTAAGGGATATAACCTAATTGACTATACGCAAGAAAGCTTCTACGAGTACATAGTTAACAATGAAAACTTAGGCATTGAGCACTTCTTTAAAGTGCTAGCAGTTTCCTCTACTGGTAAAAAAATACCGCTGATTGAAGCTCCTATAGTTTCTGCTACTCCACTTAGGAAGACTACCCCTCCTAGTGATGTGACGGCATTGTACATTAACATTACTAACCAGGTTATCGAGCTTACCTGGCCATCGGTTTCGGATGAAGATGTGTTTGAGTATACTTTAAGGTACAATCCAGTATCGGACGACTCGCAAATTTGGGATAACACTATCCCACTTATTAGAGTATCTGGCCGGAACACTTCAGTATCAGTCCAAGGTCGTACTGGGACTTACTTTATCAAGGCCGTAGACTTAAACGGCAATGAGTCGGCCAACGTAGCTCTGGCCGTTACTTCTATTCCAAACTTGTTTGACTTGAATGTAGTAGAAGAAACTAATGACTTTCCAACTTTACCCGGTGTGCTGGATACAGTCGAATTCGACGGATCTGGGCTAGTGCTTAGAAGAGTAGTAGCTGGGCCGCCAGAAGATAACGAGTTCTACCCTGAAGGTTTTTACTACTATGAACAGTTATTGGATCTAGGAGATATTTATACTGTTAGATTTCAGTCATTAATTCAAGCTCAAGGCTATACAGTCAGCGACTTAATGGTTAATTGGTTGACGCTAGACAGCGTACCTTTTCTTTCGCAAGCTGGCGGAAGTGATTGGGCCGTAGAAACACAACTTCGTGCCACCGACGCTACCAATACTATGGCAGAGTGGACAACACTAGATGCAGTTACCACACTTACTGAAGGTATCAACACTAACTGGAGTACCTGGAGAACTTTTACCATTGGTGACTTTACTGGCCGGGTATTCCAGTTTCGTTTAAGGCTAGTAAGTAACACTCTAAGTGTATCGCCAAGAGTATTTGACGGAGTAATTAGAGCGGATATGCCAGACAGGACTCTAGTGCTAAATAATTTAACCTCTAGCGTTATGGGATCTCATGTAACTTTTGATCCAGAATTTTATGGGCCATCGCCAGCGCCCAATATCCAGATCACTGTAGACGATGCGCAAAGTGGCGATTATTATTTAATAACAGGCAAGGCGCTAGACGGATTTGATATTACTTTTTACGATAGTACAAATACGCCAGTGGTCAGGCAGTATGATGTAGGAGTTACTGGCTACGGGTATAAGGCAACTGAAATTATATAAAAGCAAGAATGCTTAAACGGAATTTTAAAATATTACACGGAGTGTAAAACATGTCTCAAGCTATATTTAGTTCAATCAACCCGAACACTACTTCAGGTACAGATCTTGCCACCATTCTAAACGACTTCAAGGATGCAATGGTAACAGGATTATCTGGCACTTCTAGGCCGTCTAACTTACAGGCCGGGGGTTACTGGATAGACACTACCAACAACCCGACTACTTGGGCCTACAAGATGTATACTGGGGCAACGGATGTAACTATTTTCACTCTTAATTTAAGTACTGGCGTAGCTACTATTGCCAGTGCCGATACACTATTTGAGATCGCCAAAGTATCTAACGACGCAGTCGGACCTATCCTACGCTTACTTAAAGAAAGAATAGCTGGCGGTGGTCAAGTATTAGACGGCGACTCGATCGGCGAAATATCTTTTTATGGTACTCGTGATACTGGAGTTAATGTTGAGCAAGCCGCTATTAGGGCTTACTCCAGCGATAACGTAACAGCTTCAGCTCAAGGAGCTTATTTAGTTTTTGAAGTTACTAACGACGCTGCGGCCGCTGTAACGGAAGCAATGAGACTAGTGGACAGTAAACTAGGTATTGGTACTGCGACTCCAGAAGACGCACTGCATGTAGTAGGTAACGCTATTAGAAGTGAGAAAGCTTCTGACGATACAGTTGGCTCTAAATTTGTTGGTAAGAAAGGCAGAGTAGCTGGCGATGGGCAAGTAGAAAACGGCGACATAGTTTTAGAAGTGGAAGCACTCGCTAAAGACGACGCTGCTTCTTTTAATGCTATAGCAGCTATTCGTATGGAGGCTATCGAAGATCAAACGGCCACAGCACAGGGAAGTAGGGTTGTTATCGCTACAACACCTGTAACTGGTATCGGTCAAGACGACATAGTACAAGTAACAAGCGCGTTGGTTACGATTGACACTGACTTAACCGTTGCGGGCAATCTGGTAGTTCAAGGTACTACTTCACTAGAATCTACAGTAGTTGAAATCGAAGATGCCGCTATAATTCTGAATAAGGGCGGAGATCAAGCTAGCGCCAACGCACAAGACTCAGGCTTTGTAGTAGAAATGAGTGATGCTACTGATGCAGGGATTGGCTACGACAGTACAATGGCCAGTAAGTTCAAGATAGGCGAGATCGGATCGCAAGAAGAAATAGTTACAGTAGGGCATACTCAAACACTAACTAATAAAACAATGACGGCGCCAGTATTGAACAACGCCTCTATAGTGACTCCGACTAGATCGGACATTAAACAAGATACTCAAGCTAACTTAGAAACTTATGCAGCTACAGCAACTAACGGCCAGCTATGTTTTGCTACTGACACTAAAGTAGCTTATCAAGTTGTAGACAGTGCTCTGGTAGAACTAGGCAGTGGATCTGGCGGCGGGTTTAATTATATCAAAAACCCTACTCCTAGAATTGATACTGCGGGGTGGACGAGATACGCAACATCCACTCCAAGCGCAACGCCTATAGACTTTGCGGGTATTCCTGACGCTTACCCTACTTGGGTTAGAAATACAGTCGCTCCTTTGAATAATGTGTCCGACTTCCTATTAGAGAAAGACCCTAACGACCGCCAAGGTGAGGGGATTTACTACGAATTTGACATCAAAAATGGTGATAAGACTGTCATGCAATTGCTTCAGTTCTACAAACTGGATGACTCAATCTACGAAGATGGAGACATTGCAATTTTCGTAGTAACTTCAGATGACAACTTCACTACTCAAAACATTATTTACCCGGCCAACCAAGATATGATTGGAGGGATACCCAATGTATTTAAGCAATTCCAATTCAATTCTACGGATACTAAGGGTAGACTATGTATTCACATTGCTTCGAATAATGTATTTAGCTACAACGTACAATTTAACGACTTTGCTTTGGCCCAATCCCCGGTAGCTACAAGTGCAGTTGTTTTAGACTGGGAAGAGTTTACCCCTACTGGGAGCTGGTCAACAAATACTACATACACAGGTTCCTATAGAAGAGTCGGAGATAGTGCAGAGATTTTTGTTAGGGTAGCGACAAGTGGCACGCCAACTACAGCAACACTACAAGTTAATTTACCTACAGGCCTTACATTAGACTCAAGTAAAATTGTGGACGCCCAAGAGCTAGGGACTGCATGGATATCCGATTCGAGCACTCCAGCAAATAGAACTAAAGGTAGTGTTTCAGATGCAGGCTCAAATAATTTGCAAATATTTTATATTGGTGGCTCCACTGTAACTCAAGCCGCACCTTTCGCATTTGCCACAGGTGATGAGGTTGTATTTCGTGCGACTGTACCAATTCAAGGTTGGTCTAGCAACGCAGTTTCAAGTATTGATTTGGGTGCTAGAGAGATCCATGCTAGTGGGAATAACCCAATCACAACTTCTGGAGTAATAAGATTCACAGAAGTTAGAGACACAACAAACAGTTATGATTCTGCTACTGGAATATTTACCGTCCCTGAAGGTGGATTATACCAAGTAGAATCTACGGTAGAAGCGGACTCAGCGGATCTTCGCTATCAATTAGTAGTTAATGGTGCGCCAGTTGCATGGTCACGTGCTAACGTGACAGGCGTTACGGCTACAATAGCCTTATCAGTAAATTTAGTGAAGGGAGACGCTGTAGGCTTTAATGCCGCATTAGGAACAGTGGATACATCACTTGACTATAGTTCTACATTTTCAATTTATAAAATAGCATCACCTCAAACTATGCTAGGTGCTACATTAATCGCTGCAAACTATACATCTAACTCAGGCGATGCAATTGGTACGTCTTTAACAGATGTTATCTTTGAAGACTTAGTTAGAGATGAGACAGGTATATACAACCCTGGAACAGGGATTGCGACCATTCCAGAGAGTCGCTGGTATCACATTAGCTGCCACCTATCTTCGACTGTAATGACACTAACTACTACTGGTAGATTTTTAGTAACCCTCGATATTGACGGAACTTCTTACTCTGGTAACAGATCGGTAGGGTCTGGCGGAGCGAGTGTTACTTACTCGTCTTATATAAGTTTAAAAAAGTATTTAACTAAAGGGCAGCAAGTAAAGGTTAGAGCTATCTCAAGTACAGCAACAACTGTAGGTACTTCGGCCGGCTTAAATGAGTTCTCAATCATAGGACTATAATGAGACTTTTAATCGCATTACTTTTATTCACAGCTTGTGGCAAACAACCACAAGCATCGGACAAGCGAGACTTGAATGGGCCATTTGAAAAACCAGATGGCACTTGCATTTCTAATATTGGCCATAGAGTAGGGGGCGATTTCAAAGGGCTTAAGGATAACAATCCTATTACAGCACGCAAAGTAAAGCATCTTGAGCTGCATAAATGTTTTAAAGGTTGGGAGTTTGATGTTAATTCAGCTAAAGATCAATTGATTGTTAGGCATGACTACTGGATTGATGGCAAAAAAGTTAAAGACATTCACTCAAGCCGCTTTAGGGGGGTATGGACATTAAATGAATTTATGATTGATTTAATGATTTTAAACCCGATTAAGCCACTAGCAATGGATGTCAAAATTTTGACAGAGAATCACTACGACGACTTAGTCAATCAGGCCTTGCTTGTCAGAAATAATGTCGAGACTCTATTTCTATTCCACGTAGATAGAGTACCAAAATACCAAAAGCTAATTAAGTTAATTGAAGACAATAGTTTCAGATGGGGGACTTATAAATGATACCTAAAGAGTTTTTAGATCTAATTTTAGCGGTATTAATCCCCGTTGCTGGGGCCGTCGGCTACGTACATGGAGTATTTGCTACTAACAATAGAGTGGATAGCTTAGAAGTAGTAGTGCATAGAGTGGACGCAGTCTTGTGTGAGATTGCTATTAACGATAAATTAAAGGATGCAGTTAAAATCTGCACGAAAAAATAAAATACACTCAAGGAGAGTTTATGAAAGCAGCATTTGATTGGTTACTAGCAAATAAAGAAGGTATTGCGGCCACTGTTATTTCGTTCATTGTTTTAGCTGAGACAGTTGTAAGACTTACTCCAACTAAAAAAGATGACGGAGCAGTTGAAAGAGTAGGAGCTGTAATTAGAAAAGTTCTAGACTTTTTAAAGCTACCGAATCTTAAAAAGTAATTTGCCAACAAAAAGGAAGCTATGAAATTTTTAATCTTAGTATTATTGGTACAAAGTTGTACCCTATTCCCAAAAGAAGCATCTCACAAATTAGATCCACTAGTATACTACAAGAATGATATGTGCTTTTCCTACGAAGGCGGAAGCTTTTGCGGAGTAGGTGTAATCCCTCAAGAAGATTCCACTAAGATACGAGTAAATGCTAAAGCAGATATTGAAAAGTTTGTTTTAACTACCTGCCATCGAGAGATAGATACTGACAATCCTGACAAAGGGCTTAGACGTAAAGACGGAATAGTCTACTTAGACATCCAGCCAACTATAGAAAAAAACCGTGCCTGCCCTTATTACTTTGGAAGCTTTAACCGTGAAGGCAAGCACGCTAGAGGCATTGTAGCAATCAGAAGTCCGGCCTATCAGTTAACGGCCAAAGTCAATTGTAACGGAGAAGTGGCCGACGCAACTGGCGTATTTGTTTGCCAATCTAAAGAGGGACTAACTCAAAAGATAACTTTCAACGAGCGAGTGGTAGTCGGTCCGCCAGTTAAAGGACCAGCACAACGTAGCGAGCCTTGCCCTCAACTTGTATCTTCATCGAGCGGTAAAGTTATAGAGTATAGCACGCCTCCTCGTGAGTGCCTGTATGCTATCGTAGGAGTAGAATCTAAAAAGGCAATGCAACTTTATACAGTAGGGTACGAGCAATTGATAATCAGATAGGGGGTAGACAATGTGGGCCACAATAATTAGTAGCGTCGTTAGTGTTTTATTATTTGGTGTAAAAGCTTTGATACAATATAGAGCACGCAAGAAGTTATCGGATGCCGAGCTAGTCGAGCACATCCAGGCATTCCAGCAACAAAGAGCTGGAGTAGCCAATCAAGCAACTGATTTTGAGATTGCAATTCAGGATGCTTATGATAAATCTAATAGTAAGGAACTTTAGCTAAAGAGAATTAACCTGCTACATCTAGACAAAACAATATTAAACTTGCTTTTGCCTGACACCTAGATGTAGCAGATTTCCATATAAAGGTAGACATGTATTTTAACAATCAAGGCTTAAAACTCATTGAAGATTTTGAAGGATTTGAAGACAAAGCTTATCTGTGCCCAGGCGGCAAGTGGACAATTGGATTTGGGACTACTGTCTATCCCGACGGCACTAAAGTGGCCAAAGGCGATGGGCCTATAAGTCGAGAAGCGGGCTACAGCTTTCTCAAGAACGACTTAAAATACTTCATTGATGGGGTTAGAGACTTCCTATTAAAGAAAGAAACTAAATTAAACTCCAATCAATTCAGTGCTTTAGTATGCTTCTGCTATAACGTCGGACTTAAAGCGCTGATAGACTCTGATAAGACTATGTACAAGGCCATAACCACAAAAAACTGGCAGTTAGCTAGTACGGCTTTCGGACTATACACCAAAGTAACTAAGATAAATGCCCAAGGTGTGGCGAAAAAGATTGAGTTAGCAGGCCTTGTAAGGCGGCGGAAAGCCGAAGCTGACCTATTTTTCCTACCTGAAATCAACTAACTGTTTAACCTAAAGAAAATTTAGTTATTCTTAAGGAGCTGCTTAAGCCAGTTAGTGGTATACTAGTTATATAAGGGGAAACAAATGAATAAATCACTATTTGAATTACTAGAAGAGAGTCAAAAGCGTAAAGCTTCTTTAGAGGCTTTGATTGCCACTCAATCAGATGTGGAAGTAATAGCTGACTTAAGACTTAGATTAAGAGACGTAGAAGTGGCAATAGCTGGCCTACGTGAAGAGATACTTAAAGAGATAGCTAAAAGAGTTTTAGTAACTGTGATGGCCCTGGCCTTAATAGTTGCAATCTCAATAGCTTTCTCAAGTAAAGCTCAGGCCATCGACTTTGACAGTAGCGAAATAACTACTGAAGACGTAGACGCTACTGACCTATCAGGTGACGACGACTTAGATGATGTAACTGCCGATGAAATATTTGAATAGGAGTACTTATGAAAACTATTTTAACTCTTTCACTAGCTCTAGTTTTAACAGCGTGTAATGGCGGAGGTGCCAGCGGAGGTAGTAGCAACTCGGATAAAGAAGTAGCTCCTACAGTCTCATTTAGTGCTCTGGCCGGAAAAACTTTTAGAGGCGATTGCGTTGACTACGCCTCTACCATTTATAAAGTACTGCCTGGGGCCAGTGACAGCTCAGCTACTATTCAAAAGATTCTTAACCTATATATGGATTCAGAATGCGCTGGCGAGCACTGGGATAATGAATGGTTAAACTCTAGCAATAACTCTAGAATGAGCGAGTACGATTGTACTATCTCTGGCAGCACAGTTACTTGTACTCAGACTTCTTTTAAATTATCGTACAGTAGACATAACTTTTACCTGGAGAATTGGTACTACTATCACTGCATTGAAAACTCGGATGAATTTATATCTCGCGGCAATGCTGTAGACGTTTTTATTGAAGTTACTCCAGCTTCAGAATGCTTTTTAGGTGAGACAGTTACAGGTGAAGTATACCAAGAAGAAGACGGTACGTTAGTTATAGATGGCGAGCAATTTTTCGAGATAACTGGCGGCATGAGAAACTAATAGGAGCTTTATGAGCGTTGAATTAAAAATATTGGACTTTT